GGGGTGTCTATCTACTAAGCCGATTAAGTTGGCTTAACGGGGGTAAGCTACCTACCCGGTAGCCTATCTATCCACCCGCTTGTCTTTAACCCGAAGGAAAAAGATGGTCTTACCTATCAAAGGCCCGTTTAGCATCTCGAAGGAACTCTCGCGAGGTCCTAAGAATGCCTACGGATATTCTGGCGTTTGGGCGAGTGTTAACAGACGCTGGTTCACCCAGCAGAAGCCATACACGCTCCCCCTCCAGTACAACTTTGAGGGTAAGAAGGTTTTGTTTCAAACGAACACTTCGGAGTTCGTTCGGTCGGTTTACGATGCCTGGATACCTAACTACGGCCCACAGAGTCGCAAGGCTTACAATGTGGCGTATGATATCTTTGCATCAAAAGCTAAAACCGAGGCAGCAGAACTAGCGGTCACTCTGCTTGAGTGGAAAAAAGCGCGATCTATGATTGCGGACCGGGCGACAAGCCTGGCCCTTGGTCTGATTTATGCGCGTCGAGGGGATGTCAAAGCGATGAAAGCACTTTGGGGAAAAGGTGCTGGCATACGTCCTTATCTTCGGCAACAGGGTTCACACGTACTGGAGTATAGCTTCGGCTGGGCTCCACTCGTAAGCGATCTTGCTGCTGCTGTTTCCATCTTCGGTAATGGAATCCCTCCACCTACAGTGAAAGGCGGATGGGGCTACACCCAGAAGTATTCGACGGTGCAAACCTCGTATACCGATAGGAAGCTCCACTCGTCAAATGTTCAAGTAGGCTGGACGATTAAAGCAACCGTTCGGGTCACAAACCCCAACACTTTGCTCCTCAACCAACTGGGTTTAGCGAACCCTGCTGCAGTCGCCTGGGAGATGACTCCCTGGTCGTTCGTCGTGGATTATTTTGTGAACGTTTCCTCGTTTATCAGTTCCTTTACTGATCGACTTGGGATGTCTTGGGAGAACGCGAGTTCAACCGAGTTTGTCCAAGTTAATTACACACTTACAGCAAAACCGACAGTGCCAACAACACCTAGGTACCATCCTCCCAGTTATGGGATTGTGGTAACGCGGGTAGCTCGTTCTATCGGAATAGCTATGCCAACCCTGAGAGGGAAACCTCCTTGGGAATTCTCCCTTAGTCGTGCGGCAACCTCTGTTGCACTTTTACTTCAACAACTCAAAGGAAAATAATATGCCACAAATGGCAAACTTAACCGTCAAAAAAGCTGACGGAACCACCGACGCCGTCTTCACAGCTATGACGCCTTCCGCGGGGGATAAAACTCCTGCAATCTGGCGTGATAACAATGTGGGGGATTCAGTGGCTCTACGCCCGGAATTTCGTGCTTTTGGCATGCCATCACCCGATGGCGCCCGTCGCACGTTTAAGACCAATCTGGTCTACCCGGCCGTGGTTACCGACAATGCGTCAGGACTCAGGAAGGTCGCCGGTTACATCACGCAAGTGACGGAAACGAAGATCTTCTTGGCGGCTGACGACGCGACAGTAGCCGAAGCCATCGCACAAGGGGCAAACTTGAACAGCACCATGCTCATGCGTGAGTGTGCCAAGGTGGGCTTCGCGCCTAATTGACCCTTTTGTTCGATTTCTAACGGGAGTCATCCCGCTGAACTGGAGAAACTTATATGAGACCTCTCATTGATGTTGTGAAGACGTACCTCGTCCACGCTGCAACGCCTTTCTGTCGCGAACAACTTGAATTAGTTGAGCGCGGCGACTGGGATGCTCTGGTTACCCGCAAGGTTAATCCAGAAAGTTACACGCATGCGTATCCTTACCTTCTCGACGCTCAGGCAGCCGCCTTCTTTACGAAGAACGCTGACTGGCCTACAAAGCACGACCGCCGTAAAGCGGCGTTAGATGCTTGGTACGAGGCTGAAGGACGCTGTGCTCTAACCAACAAGCGACTCAACGACATCATGACTGATCTGAACGATCAGGATGATTGTATCACGCGTGAATTTCTCTCGCGTGTAAGACGTAGAGTCTCCTGGTGGCTGGGCCCTGTTCCGAGTGAGCTTCACGCTCGCTTTGGACCAGGGGTAACCTTATGTTGCAGAGGCCAAGCTAGCACGGTGGCTGATAAAATGACAAACTCCCCAACGACGACCGTCAGGGCGCGTGAACTCGCGTTGCCTTGGTTTGAAGAAAGCCTTTGGGCTCGAAATCTCCTTGAAAGAGGGGTGCTCAAGTACGAAGACGGTGTCTTAAGC